GTAGAGTTTAAGAAAACCTCATTTATAAAAATAAATGGATGGTTGATGGGAGATCCCATGACAAAATTCTTTTTGACAACAATTGGTGAATATTGGTATCAAAAAACTAGGTCGTACACAAATGATTTTTATGTACAAACTCTAAGTGGTGACAATCATTGCCGATTGTCAACAAATAAAGGACTCCTAATGGACTCATTAGAGATACCCAGACAACTGGGATTTAAATTTGAAGATAGTGACATACTATTATCAAAATTTCTTATATTTTACTGTGAAGAAATGGCATTGGTTCCACAAGAACCATACCATACAGTAAGAGTACAAATTAGAAGACAGAATAAATCTGGATTCTTTAAAACTTTCATCGGATATATAGATTATCCAAGGATGAGATTAATACAACCAATCAAGGTTGATACTATGAATCCTTCATATACAGACCTTGGTAGATCTGCTATGATAGGTAGGGAAACAATGTACACAGTACAAGTAAATACTATGTTCTATGAATCCTATGTTATAGCATCTATACTACATAAACAATTATGTGGTTCAACAAATGATACAATATGTCCTTTTCTACCAATTGATATTGGTGGTGATGGAATGTTTCTGAATGATTCTGAGTTTCTTAAGGAAGTTGTCCTTAAAAAGTCTAGAAAACCTTCGGAAGTTATATACAGAATGAAATGCTTACTTGAAGAAGCATGGTCATTTAAATATTTAAGAGAACCAAGAAAAGGAAATCTTGGTTACAAAAATATACACAAATATTGTATTCTAAAATACAATATTGATAATTGTAAAGAAATTCCTGATGATTGTAAAATACAATTTCAGGATGAACTTCACAAAACTATGATGTTAACTGTTTCTAGGATATTTATACATCCAATAGAAGCTTGGTTTAATATTCAAAAGAAAAAATACTATCAATCTATCCTAGCAGGAGAGATTCCTGAAGAGTTAGAATTAGATAGTAAAATTGAATATAAACATGGTTATACTAAATTAGATAAGAATTTTCCATTTAATAAATTTTTATTAAAATGGAAAAATCCTGGTTTCAAGACAAAGCTGATACCAGATTATTTAATTGATCCCAATAAGATACATCTTACGGAATATATGAACTTAGGTTGGAATTGGAAACCATCTGATGAAAAGGAATGGTTTTATTCCAATAATCTTTTATATGAAAAGAATATTGAAGATTTCTTCAATAACTTGAAAAATAATTTAGAAATTAAACAATCAGTACTTGATCGTTTAAACAAAATTATAGAAACAGATATTGTAATAATGTACAATCTCTCTCATATGGAAAATAAACCTGAAAGGATAAATTTAATATCTGGTGATATTAAATTAGCCAAAAGGATATTAACAACATATGATCAAATAAAGGAAATTTGTTTAATAGATCCAGTTTTATATCAGCTGGGTCTATATGAAATGAAGGACTATCCTATAATAGAAGATCAAGGAGCAATATTATTTGCTGATCTAAAATATTACAATAATGGTATACCCATTATTGACTTCTTTGAAAGGGAAATTATGGTAAATAAGATCCCAATTGAAAACAAAGAATTGAGTTTTGCATTTGTTGACAAACGCAAATATTGAAATCTAGTAATCTAGATTGTTAAAGGGCCTAGTTATCTAGGCTAACGGGTC